ATCACTGGTACAGGTAACTGTCTTTACATTCGTTGCTATAGTAAGGAAGTATATGGTTAGAGTTTATTATAAGGAGAGAGAATAATGGAATTACCTAACAAGAAGTACAATATTATATATGCAGATCCGCCTTGGCAATATAAAAGAAATGGAGGCAAGTCTGCTGAGTCTATTTATAATGTTATGGATTTAGATGACATAAAGAACATGCCTATCCAAGATATTACAGAAGATCAGGCACATCTATATCTATGGGTAACAAACCCTTTTATTAAAGAAGGCCTAGAAGTATGTGAGTCTTGGGGTTTTGAATACAAGACAATGCTTACTTGGGTCAAGACATATAAAGATGGCACTCCTGTTATGGGTATGGGCTATTACTTTAGAGGTTGTACTGAGCATATTATATTTGGCGTTAAGAATAAAAAATTATGCAACAATAAATCTACAAAGAACATTGTATTTTCAAATCAAAGAAAGCACTCACAGAAACCAGACGAAGTAAGAGATCTAATAGTTAACTCAAGCGGAGATCTACCTAGAATAGAACTCTTTGCTAGGGAGACGGCAGAAGGATGGGACAGTTGGGGTAATGAAATACAGGAGGAGAAAGAATAATGGATATAAGTTTATTAGCAGTCATGGGAATA